TGCGTTCTTTACGCTCTTGCATCATAGAAACCAATGGTTTATATGCAAAACGGGCTAAAATCCAAACTAATATAAAAAAGTTTAGCATTTGAGCAAGAATTGTCCCTAGTGTTAAATCTACCAAGGTCGTTCCTCCTCGCTATTATCTTAACAATAAAATGAAAGCAACTACTACGCCGATGATAGGCATAGCTTCGATTAAGCCGATAGCTACGAACATTGTGGACGTTAATTGACCGCGCAATTCAGGTTGACGTGTAATACCTTCAATAACTTTACTAGCTACCATGCCGTCACCAATACCTGCCGCGATAGCACCACAACCTACTGCGATTGCCGCAGCTAATGCGAATAAACCTTGAACTTCCATAATAAATCCTCCATTAAAATTAGTGTTCTTCACTTAATGCCATACCTAAATAGTTGGCTGTTAGAACTGTAAAAATAAAAGCTTGAATGATACCAATAAATAAACTAAAAGCAATCCAAACCCATGGTACAGGTACGAACCAAGGCAAATTATAAAGGATTTCCAATAAAATTTCGCCAGCTACAATATTACCAAATAGACGGAAAGCTAATGTGATAGGTTTTGCTATTTCTTCAAATATGTTTAGAACTAGCATAGCCTTATAAGGCTGTAAGAAATGATTAAAATAAGATAAGCCCTTAATTTTAATCCCCATTCCCCAAACTATAAAGCTACTGCACAATGCGAGTGCTGCTGTTGTATTAATATCCGCCGTAGGCGATGTAACAGCATGTAGCGTTGGCAACAAACCAAGTTCATTACCAACAAAGATAAATAAGAAGAATGTGAATAACAATGAACTCACCATCGGCCAGTATTTGCCAAGCGTTGGCGATAATTGACCTTCTAATGCTTCCAATATAGTTTCCACTACATTTTGAACACCCGAAGGCACTAATGCTCGATTTCGCGTAGCAAGCACGGAAATGATGATGACGATCGCCATCGTAATCCACGTAGCAATTAAGGTATCGATGTTAAACGATAAACCTAGCCACTGTACTACTTGATGGTGACCCGCATGCAGTTCCACAGACTCAACCCCTTTCTCACGTAGCAATATAAATTTTATATATATCCATATAATATATATCTATGTATTATCATACCTCTTTATAGGTATATAATCAACACTTCCAGAGTAAACAATTCGTGATTTACATATTAAAAATGCATTTTATGCATTTAAAATTCATAATAGGAATTTAATTAACCCTTATTTCATGCGATTTAATCCTATCGCCCAATGCAATAAATTTTATTACTTACTTAATCGCCAAAACACGATATACAATACAGGCTGTATAAGTACAACTGAAATCAATAAGCTCTCAGCTCGTACACCGGGTATTTGCAATCCTATAACTACGAAGGCGCCAATCAGAGCCAATCGCCACATCATTTGACGTCGCGCTTTAGCTACAGCCTGGTGTGGATTGCCATATGCTAGCCCTTTATTATGTAGACCTAACAGTACTAAATAAACCATCATAGTCAACATGCCCCATAACCAACCGAGCACGTACTGATTCCAGCCCACAATATATTGGACAAGTAGGCCTAAAAAGGTAACAAAAAAACAGGCCCATAGCACATGACGTATGAATTTAATATATTGATTCATAAATACCTCACTATTTAACCTGTTTATATAACATATCCATAAAATTATATAAACCCTCTATTTTATTAACATATCCACATACTCAACTTTTAGAAGTTGAGCAACAGTTGAGCAACTGTTCTAACTTTAAACGAATTATAACGAGCTTAATCCGCTATTTCTTCAATTTTATAGGATAGCATTAAATCGTCGATAAGACCTCTTACACCTTCCTCGTTATATTCTTTCGGATCGAGAATAACTTCAGCTATCCAGTCGGCTGTCCAAACGTAATCAACACCTTCAGGCCATTTGAAATCAGGAAATTCATCTTGCATATTGCACTCTTCCCATTGAGCCTTGTCCCATTTACCAATGCAAGGTGATTGGCGCATTTCTCTTTCTAAAATAAGCTCCCATGCTTCTTTATAAGATTCTACTGTTCCCATTTCTCGATGTTGATTAGATGTACAATTAATCACTTTTAGCATTTTTATTTCCTCCCCGTATAACCGTTCCATAGCTTGTCTAGTTACTAACCAATTCTTGCCAGACTTTCTGTACTCCCCTGGTTTGAATCCATTTTTAACACGGCCCCTACAATTCTGTTTTAGAGCGTCAGCTGTAACATTCCAGCGTTTTGAAGCTTCCTGAAGAGTCATAACATCGTTCAATTTCACTTAAATCACCTTCAAAGATATTAATAAATTATAAATAGATAATACTAAGGCAATAATCCCTATTAATAAAGTTATTCTTGTAATCATATTTATCAGTTGATATAATTAAGGGGAAGAGTGGAGCCCTTTCGGGCTCCTGTGGTTACTCTTTTGTAATTGCTGTAATCACCGCAGTCGCTAGTTGGATGATTGCTATTATTAAGGGTAACCACTTTTTTAACTTCTTTAACCTTTTCTTACTCAACTTTTCACCTCCTTTCTACATCTTTATTATACCCTATATCGGGTATAATGTCAACAAAATAAATGCAATTTTCTACAAAAAAAGACCTTACCAAGTCATATTCCTGGTAAGGTCTTTTGCATTATTACTGTCAATCCATACGTCCGCCCTCGTATGGTAGGGAGATGTTTGGATCACCTCAATTCTTGGCCGCTAGGTATACAACAGCTCCGCCTAATAGGATGTTGAGCAACTTACTATTCCGTTGTTGCATCTTGGCTCTGTGTATTTCTTTCTTCTGCTGCTCTAAGTATATTTCTGCTTTCGCTAATGATAGCTTTTGCTCGTTCAGCATCTGCTCTTGCTTTTGAAGTAAGTTCCGTGCTTCTGTCAATTGAGTTTTCTGTTCGTTGATTAAGCTCAACGCTTCGATTAATTCGTTCTTCTGTTCGCTGGTTGATAGCTTGGCTACTCTCAACTGCATTTCTAACTCGTTGATTGTAGTCAATTGATTGTTGATTGTACTCTCTAACGTGTCGAAGTTCGTTTTCAGCGTTGCGAATTCCTGAGGTGTCAATGTTACTGCTTCTGTTGGAGTAGAACCATACACAGATGATGCAAACAATAAGCACCACAATAGTAATGCAATAGCCCCGATTGGCAGAAAATATAGTTTTAAATTTCTCATACATATATACCCCCTATATATTACTGCCCCATTCTTGAGCATAATATTTAGCTTTACCGCGAATTACGTCACCGCCGGAACCAGGAACATCTCCCTCATGTACTGCCCATAAGTCCCATCGTTCACATGTTGTAGTAGGACCATATGGCTCGTGAGCATAATAGCCGTCCATGTTATCGGCAGCCTCGGCATGAGTAAGTACATGTCCGATATCACACGGAATGCCAAGGTCAACACACAGTAACGCCACCACTTGCGCTAAAGTTTCAATTTGTGCATCCGTAGGCGCGTATTCGCCAAGATTATCAGTCCACTGAGCCCCATAGGCACAGTCTAAAGCAATACCTACCGCAGAACCATTGCGCATATAGGTGTGGTTCTTATGGTCTGTTAACTCACCATCAACGTAGATGTTTCCATCTCTATCGATGTTAATATGGTAGTCATCAAATTGTTGGTTATACCTGCCTGCCGTCCAGTGCAAATAGATTTTATTGATTTGGCCCAAAGCTCTACGGCAATAATCGTTTAAGTCAGTAAGACTAACGAGGTGCATTGTAATCACGCCTTTCATTCACTACATTATTAATCGGTATTTTAGGTGTTTCTTCTAGCTTATCTGGAACACCGTTTCCATCCTTATCTATCCATAGCGCCAAGAAACCAACTAAGGCGGTTAAAACGCTAGGGATAAAGATATGATCGATTATGTTAATGCCAACTGCGATAAGTTTGTTTGTATCATCCGATATAAACCCATATGCCGTAGCGATAACAAAGAGCCCTACTACGACAAGGATTGGCACTATCATAATTAACACGAGTGCTCGTGTTGCTAGCACCCCCGTAGGATGGATATTAGCAACACGAACAGCACCATATGCTGATTTCAGTCGGTTCATGATTTGATATTTCATTATCAGTCACCTCCTATATCATCGGTACTGAGCGTGATACTTCTTCCTATTGGCATATTGTTTAGAACTTGGATATGCATCAGTTCAGTGCTCAGACTCTGAACTGTGGTTTCTAGGTTATTAAGCCTGTGAAACTTCGCAGCATCTCGTTCTTCCAGCTTGACCAATTGCTTTAGTATTTCCTGATTACTTTTTGTTAAGTCAGCGATACTGTTGATAGCATCGGATAACTTATCGTCATAGTCCTTACGCTGCTTATCCATGCGTCGAGCCAAATGATCGTCTAATTCTCGTTTAACTGCAACTAGCGAGGTATGCTCCAAAAACCACACCATTGCTCGGAATGAGCCCCGGAGGGCGGCCCAGATGACCCCTAACAGGGTCACCCAGAATCCAATGTCCGCGAAGTAGGCAGGGATGCCGAAGTCCATTAGCAATAATCTAATTTCGTCCATTTATGAACTCCTTAAGCTTCTTTCCATTTATTACGGTATACGTCCCATTTTTTACTAGAGTCATGATTATGAATTTCTAAATCTACCTTAGCAATGCTAATATTGCTAGGAGGAATAGACTCATCAGCTACAATAATTTTATTCGGACCATATTCATTACCAAACTTATCATGTAGATTTAAGTTTTCATCCTTCCATATAAAAGAAGGAATTTCTAAAACTTTAATCTCAGAAATTTTAAATGCGTCCGGGTGAATATCAGTAGCCTTTGGCAACTTCACTACGGAATACTCACAACCTACAAATGCTTCAGCACCTACTTTAACTACGTTAGGACATTCTAATAATCCTTCTAAATCGCTGCGGCCATAGAATTGCTTAGGTATAATTTCTGTAGCCGTTTCCGGATTGAATTCAAAAAGACCTTTGATTTTAACAGTGTCAATGACATGATCGATTAAGTTAAGATATTCAAGATAAATATCATCTGCACCGTAAGGCTGAATCTTAATAGTTGCACTTCCGGATTGGATTTCAACGGATTCTGCACTGCCACTCACTCGAACTTTAAAGCCATCTTGCCCGGATACTCGAATTTCCGTATCCCCTTTTCTTGGTTCGTTAAATGTAAGTGGTGCATAAGGCTGTTCATTTAACGCATGGACAATAGCAGTTAATATCGCTTCAAGGGTACCACTATTAATAAGAATGTTTTTACCTTGAAGTGCTGACATAACTCCTGATAAGTTAGGCAGCTTCGCTTTTAAGGATTCCAACCAATCGTCCTCGGTTCCTACGAATCCGTGTGCTAAAGCGATTTCATAAGCACTTTTTCCATTATCGCCTACCATGGTTGCTTTTACTTCCGCCTCTACTTTAATTGGACCTTCAAGTCTTACTGGTAACGCTTTGTTTTGCATAATACATTCCTCCTCTAATCATGCATGGCCACATCCTGAATTATGTTGACTACCCCCATGCCCAGTTTGTAATATCGGCTAGGCTCCGATTCCTTATATGCAAAAGCATCATACACATGCTCACCAAAGGACTTAATTTCTAAGGTATCCTTTCCGGAAATATTGAATGTCGCAATCTTCCCAGATGCTACCCCTTGCACTTTAATAACAAGCGGACCGCTTGCTCGTTTTCGTATGGCGAATACTGACTTGAACCCTGTCAAATCCACATTGTCATCTTGTACTGCGTAAACTATCCCGAAATCCTCGCCAATATTGAGGTCTATATCCTTTACATTCATTACTTATCATCTCCCTTAATTGAATAGAATCGTACCTTGTTTATCGTACCCGGTCACATCGACCACCAAATACTGAGATGTGGTTTTACCCGAGCAACCTACAGGATACGTGGTGACTGTATTCCAATCAATGAACTGATACGATTTCAGCGATACAGTACTCTCATCGTGAAATCTGAACGTTTGCCACACTCGCCCCGTGTGTGACTTTTTATCTCCATTATTGATATTTGGCCCCCAAACGGATACATCGATTACGGACATTGGTATAATTGCAACCTTGACACCATATGACTTTGGGTCACGGGCCATGTTTGTAAAAGTATCTGGAACGTAGTTTGATAACTGGTTATACCAATCGTGTGCATAGTGATCAATTACACGTAGGTACCTGATGCGGCTATCATATATCACATCGTTCTGCAGATTGTAATCTGTTGCCCAAGACGCTTTATAATATTTGTGACGACCAAGAACCTGCAATGCCGTATTAGGCTTACTACTTCCTACTTTATCAACAAATTGAATACGAGGCGTGTCTGCGTTAGCCGTAACATCCTCGAAATATCCGAAGCAGTAGAATTTGATGCCAGCTTTTACTTCATCAACCATTGCTTGCGTTACTTTTTCGCCTGGCTTAATTACATCCACTACCAGTACCATTAATTGCTCACGACGTTTATGGACCCACTGGGCTGCAAATTCATATCCTTGTGGAACTGATACTGCGATAAGAGGTGCGTCGCCATGATATATGCGATTAGTGATATAAAAGACCTGGATTACGTTAGCCTTCCCTGCAATGTATCCATATTGGAATTTACTTGTAGGCACCAGCATGGGCGTGTAAGCTACAGGCTTAAGTGGAATTTGAACCGTTGGCGTTATCCCCCTCATTGCCCCTGTGTAGAGAACTGCATCTTTTTGTTTAGGGAAACTAAGATATACTAGATTGTCATAGGTATCGTTTATAATCGTGACACCTTCTTTATTTTGGATGTTAATAAATTCCATACGCCAGCCACCCTTCATACGTAAGATCCTTAAATTGACGATTGATATTATATTCATCTCGGGACACTGCAAAATAATATGTTATGATATTGCCCCTAACCTCTGCCACTAAGTACTGTCCCATGGCTGCAGCCCAGACATGTTGCCCAGGCTGCAATCCATTCACGGTAATTTGTTTACGTCGATTAGGGATGTCATATACATACATCCGCCCCTCGATACGTGTAAGCCTTTCCTTGAGATTTAGTATGATATTGCCGTTAGCATCATAAGCTAATACATGCGGTTCCATAATACCTCCTACCAGCACCCAAGTTTAATCCGAGGGTTATTGTCATCATCAAAACCCGTAATAAGATTATCCTGAATCTCAACACGAGCGCCGGTCTCTTTCGATCGAAGTAACCCGATTGTACCGGACACCGCCGATAAACTATCAACCTGTAATTTGTCGGCAGTAACTGCGTTGGCCTGAATCATCTTATTAACAATGACGTTATCATCAAACTTAGTCGCTCCAGTGATATGAATCAATTTTCCTGCAATGTATACACCAGACTGACTGAGGTTAATGCGAGATACCAACTCACCACCATCAATCTCACCAATACTTTTTTTAACTTGTAAATCGATGCTTCCAGCTAACTCAGTAATGCGAGATTCTGTATGTGACGCCAAATTCGTAATTCTTCTAGTGGTCTCTTCAGAATTCGTATTGAATTTCTTATCAAGCTCCTTAATTCGCTCATCAACTTTATTCAGCCCGAGAGATTCAAGGTCTAACAAGCTCGCATCAATTTGTGTCTTAATCACGACTTGCTTCTCGTTAACGAGTCCATCTCCGAACACATCAACAAACGAGCAACGTATCCGGTATATTCCGGCTGAGTTCGAATATGTCAGCATGGTGCTAGTAGTTTCAAAATCATCGGTGCGATCATCTCCGATCACGTGGCATCTGATTGCGTATGCTTGTGCCGGCTTAGTTGAGAAATAAAGATTGAATCCGCCTAACTGACTTTTTACTACAAACTCAGGCGCTACCAACTGCGGAACGTTATATTCATATGTTGCTGCAGTCGAGTATTTGCCCAACGTGCTGCGAGCATATAAGTAAACAGTATCCGCTCGTTTAGATAGAGTAAGTACAGCAGAGGTACCTTTAACTCTTGCCAATAAAGCATTCGTATCTTTACCAGGATTATTATCGGTACGTAATTCGTAATAGTCGACGTCAGCATTCAGCACCTCATCCCATGATGCGATGGCGTTTCTACTGAAAGTAACACCGAAATTACTAGGCATATCAGGTATCGCATCCATCGGTTTGACTATCACATCAACCATTTGGGCTGTTTCTGCTCTGTTGCCAAATCGATCAACGGATACAGCTTTAATTCGATACGTCTCACCTGGGCCCAATGCCTTAATGATCACCTGGCTAGTGCTACTACCAGCATATTGCCAATCTTGGCCAGTTACAGGCTTGCCACTTTTAGCTGTCAGCATATACCATACCTCAGCCACATCGAAGTTGGCAGGATTACTAGGCGGGTCAAATAGCACTTGTAAGTCGTAGTACACACTCTTATCTGCAGTCTGATTATATCGACTGAGTACGTGCAAATTTTGCACATCCTCAGGTACTTGCATTTTAGGTATGTTAATCGATTTAGTAACACCTGTAGTAAGCTGGCCTAACTCATTAATTGCCTGCACTCGCACCTCATAGGTCGCACCTAGTAGCACATCAGATATCGTGGTAGCGTTTGTGGATGCTGGGTAGTTTCCAATATATGTCCACGTATCGCTTTTTACATTTCGGTAATTTACGACTACGTTTGAGACTTTTCCATCACGAGGTAACTGCCACGTTACACCTATGCGTGAATACATGATGCCATTAGCACCGTATACATCACTCACTAACCCTACTGCTTGAATATCAGATGCACCGCGATTCGTATAATCAATACTTGGCACTGTACCATCATCCGATACGTAGAGCTCTGGATAATACTCCATGCATTGGATCTTACGGGTCATTTCTGATAGTGTCTTTGTAATAGCCAACACACGAAATGGCTTAGCCGATTTAGAAACCTCTCCGAATGCATATACCGCATCAGGCTGCACCGGTATAGACTCTTTAACAATCACATTGAGGCCTGATACATTTACTACATTAAATGTAGAGACGATATCTGTAGAGTTGCTACGAATCAGCAATTGATAATTTTTCCCTGGTTGTACCGACACTTCCTTGTCGAGTGTAATCGTCTGTCCACTTACCGCAACCACACGACCGCCCTCGCCCCATTCAGGTATGTCGTGCTGAATTAGAATGATGTCTCCTACCGTACATGCTATAGCGTCCGTAAACGCCTCTATTGTAACAGTACGTATTTCATATTTATTGCATCGTAAGAAATGCTTACCGTGTTTATAGGCCTGCTCAAGGCTAGTACACCCCATGAGTTCAACTTGTGCCGGATTTGTTAGCGTATCCGACTCGTCGTAAGTGTCACCATATACGGGAATGACGTCTCGCTCATAATCCTTATCCTTGTTAAGGAACGATATTTCAACAGAGTTCGCCCTAGCCTCTACACCTTGAAACTCTTCAGTAAAGCTACCTTGTTTTATATTGGCCACAGTAAATAGCTGTACCGGCGTAGATTGATAATCACTAACACATGTGAACCTGGTTCCTACAGGAATTACTTTCCCTCGACCCACCGCTTCTGGATACTTTAACGCATCCCATAATCGCATAGCGGTATCGTATATATAGTTGAATGTAAACCCATTTGTTTTGCACTTATCTGCCCATGCCTTAAATGCGTTATAGTCAAGGCGCATATGGGGCTGCCCGAATACAATATATTCACCGCCAATCTTACGGCAGATGTGGATTAAGTCATAAGCAGCCCATGCCGGATTATCCGCTGGTTGAGCTTCGTACTTATTGATATACGGATTGAACACATACACCTCTGAACGCTCTTGAATCCACGTCACTTTTGGATCAGTACCGCTTAGCTGAGATGTAGCTAAGGCCTTAATTCCAATAAGGGCTTTTCCCGGATGCACAAAATCATCATAAATAATTTGGGTTAACTGCACCCAGTAAACCTTATTGATGTGGCGTAAACTCTTCCCATCTTTTGCGCTACAACGCATACGAATTTCGTAACGAGCTTTTTCAAGATTATCAAATCGGAAAACTCGATAAAACGCATTATTTGTCGCCTCTTCAATTCGTCCTGCGTAATCAGATGTATTTGTCACGTTATTATCTGACTTAATAAAGTTCCATGCATCACGGCGCTTAATATGGCCGGCCATGCCCTTTTGATTTGCTAAAGGTAATGCCTGCCAGGACTCATCACCTACCTTACGAATTTCTGCTTTCAACGTGACAGACGTACGGTCAGCGCCGCCGCTATCATTTGAATAATATAATCCGTTTGGAAATCCAACAGTTAACTCTATCGCGTCACACGCATCGCCTTGTACCTGTTGCGTATTCCATGATTCAGTCAATTCATAGTTTAGAGATTGATCCGCAAAGTTATCATTGAAATTTGGGATAACTGTTTGGTCATTTGTCCCCTTTCTGATATCCACCTGCACATCTTTATAATTACTGATTGGGTTAGCATTAATACGAATATCTTCTATTTTTGATAATTCGCCCTCACCCGCACAGTATAAAAGATTAAGATATTGCTTTTCACCATCACTAATTACATGGCGGGATAATAATAACCCAGCACTTTTCATTCGGCCATATGTTACGGCTAAAGGGTAGCCTTGCCCAGTAACAGTTTCAGTACCTCCCCAGCCATATGTATTTGACTGTTCGGAATTCGAACGGTCAACCTTAGGAGCAGTTAGCTTTGAGACAATAGCATTACCTATCATCCCTACCGCCATAGCAATTACTGACCGCCAAATTAAGCTTTGGATACCAAAGATAGCACCCGAAGCAATGCCACCAGTAAATACAGCCATCCCTATTGATAGAAGAACTCCAAAGAACTTACCCTCAACTCGGGGCATTATTACGATGTAGTCTTCATCGTTCACAACTGTATCTGGTGCAGCCTCGTGACCATTTATTGAATACACCCATTCACCTTGTGCACGGAAGTAATAGCTGATAGACTTGCCCTGTTTAAATGGCAAATATTTTGTATCCCGCTGCTCCGGCTTGAACGGGTTATTTACAATGATTACATTAACCACTTACTACTCCTTCCTTTCATAAATGTGCTTCAATCGAGGCACGTATTTTGATATATGCTCTATACAGGTGCCACTGTGTTCAGTAGCGTGTATAAATTTACCTTCGCCAAGATAAACCCCTACATGATCGAGATTTTTACCATATAACGCAAATACCAAAACACTACCTGGCATTGGTTCGCTAACTTCACGCCATTCATCCATTTGAATTTGGGTATATTCGGGTAGGGATATTCCACTACGCCGATATACCTCAACAACTACATCCCAGCATTTCATTTCCGAAAATGGAGTACCTATCATATCAGTCAAGTCACTTATTGGATGCATACAGTCCTCCTTGCGGGATAGTAGGTTCTCCGCCAAAGCGTGTACTGTTCCCCAATTCACGACATCGCGCTAAGGTTTTATTGCATTGATTTTCACGGCCCTTATATCCGCACTGAATACCTTTAAATTTGAACGGACAGAAATCCTTCATCACACGAATTAATGGGAATCGTCGAGTAAAGCTAAAGTCAGTACCCAGTGTAAACTCCATCCATTCTGCGTTTGCATGAGTTCCCGTAATTACGAAATGCTCCTCTTGCTCGCACACATCAGGTATGTTTGTATTCACTACACGAATGATGGCATTGGCTCCAGTGAATCCATTATTAGACTCTGCCATACGCTGAATTGTACGAGTCACGTTAGACACGGATAACTTGATATTAGGTAAATCCGTCGCATTCTCTGTAACATCTTGAATGGTAAATGGAAATGCGATATAGGTATTGCCTTGAAATTGGATATTCTCCGTATTGTATACCAAACGAATCGTATCCCCTTTATAGGATATTTCTAACAGCATTAACCACACACCTGTGGCCGATATTTGGTTTTTCTCTAAAATCGATGCCGTTGAGAGCGGTAACATGTTATACCTCCTGTAATTTCACGGTTCCCATCCATACTCCATAGTCATTCGCCGCAAAATCTAACTGATCGGCGAATCGCACTTTTAGTGCTTCCCGTGTTTCCGGATGAACCCAATCAAATATACCGGAGCAGTTGACTTCATCGAAGAATGACCGAAGTTTATAGTAATCAGCTGTTGGCAACTTGTACCCTACGGAATAGGTCCGCCGGGTCTTTGTCGTCTTCTTCCTGGTGATTAGCGTCATGTTTTCAACTTGGCCTTTATACGAAATATCTGGAGTAGTCTCCTGAATTGGGTATATCGGCCATCGAATATCTGGAAATACTGCCATAGTTATACTGCGGATGCCTTGATGGCGTCACGCATACCTCCTTTATTTGATTCCATAGCACGAACCACTACATCGATAACATAATTCTCACCATCAAACCGAGAGTTCTGTTGCTTGCTTTCGAGTTCTTGGCCAGACTGATTAACAATGTTAACAACTACGTTGTTACTTGTAGCTCCGCCGCCCATTAATCTACGGGTTTCGCTTGCTGTGTAAATGCGGTGCGATCCGGAGGACTGTAATAGTTCCGGTCCGTTTTCACCAACTAACATAAGCCCTGGATTTGTTTTTCCTCCGGCGGCGAATCGATTTCCTGTAAATGCAGAACTAAACGAACTACCACCGGCAAATGACGATGTCCCTTTTGCAGCACCTAGTGAGCCAATACCACTTACTGCACCACCAAATAATCCTTGCAACTTAGGCATGACATATTGCTGGAACGTTAACTGAATCATCATCTTAATAATGGCGTTCGTCATATCCTTGAATATGTCCTTAATGCCTTTACTAAATGATTTCGTTCCTGTTGCCATAGCCTCAAGGTTATTCGTCCATGCTGAGTTGATAGAACTCATCGTACTATCAAAAGTAGACTTTGCTAAGTCAGCGTAGTTAGTGGTCTCTTGCTTATACTGTCGAGCAGCTTCTTGCAAGCTTGTTTTAAGACTCCGACCTGCAAGCTCCCATAGTTTTTGTTGAGACTCTAACAGGTTCTTTTCAATTTGCAGTCTTTGTGTTGCGCTTAACTGGGCCTCTTTGACCTCACTTCGTGCGTAATCAATATAAGATTTTAACTCTTCAGCAAGTAAAGCATCTGCATCACTGCGAGATAATCGACCAAGCGTAACCATATTGGTTAAGTGGTCAACGGTTTCACTCGTTTGCGTGTATGCTAGCTCCCTGATTTTCTGCTCAGTATCAGAAGCCAATTTTAGGCGCTCTGCTTGAGCTTTCTTTTCAGCAAGTTCCTTATCGCCTACGGCCTTTGTGTACTCACGAACGTTATCATCAATCTGCGCCTTTTGTGCTTCGGCTTCAGCTTTGAGTAATTGCAAGCGGTCGCCTGTGCGTTCAAGATCGAGTTTCTTGATATCCTCGTTCATTTTGCGAACACGGATAGCTTGATTACGTTCAGCTTCAGCAAGTCTCTTTTGATACAACTCTTCGTTTTTAGCTCTAACTTGGGCGGTTAGGTTTGACTCAGCAAGCTTCTTGGCATCCGTCGCACTGCCAGCCGTGTCTGCAGAGGAGCTCGATGTAGCACCTGCTAATAAGCTAGTATCTACATAACCAGTAATAGCCCCAAAATCACCCGATACGCTTGGCTTGCTAACAACGCCAGTACTAGAATTCGCCCCAGTATATCCGCCGTTTCCGTCACTAATAACAATGTGATTGTCGCCAAGTACGACAACACCATCTCCAGCTTTAGGAATATAGCCATCGCCTGCGTCATGCCATGCGCCAGCAGCTCTTGCTGCATCAATGATAGATGGAACATACCGAGGTACGTCCTTACCGAATGCCTGTAATACAGAGTCGGAGAATAACTTGCCGCAGTCAGTAGCCCATGTACCATCTGCACCTAACTCATATGCCTTACCGAGTTGTTCATTAGCTGCATCTAGCACACTCACGGCTTCGCCGGTAGCGCTTCCACCCAGTCCTGAAACGGAACGGATGATGTCACGGATATTCTTATTGTTGGATTCATACTGATTCTTAGCTGTTAACTTATCAATTTCGTATTGACTGCCGTCAATTTGTAAGCTTTGCAAGGTAAGTGATTGATACAAATCCGCCATGCGTTCCACAGCACTCGTCAACTTTTCAGCCGCTTGTTGTGCTTTCTTCGCCGCCTGCTCCTGTGCCTTAGCCGCTTTTGCAGCTTCCTCATTTGCTTTATTAATGGCTTCAGTGTTCGTTAACGCCCCGCCATTAGCAATCTCTTGCTTTGCTTTTTCAAGTTCTTCATCGGCTTTCTTTCTAGCCTCGTCTGCAGCTTCCTTTTCTTTAAGAGCTGCATCGATTCTAGCACCTTCCTCTTTGGTAGCCATGCGGTCATTTTTAATGAATCCGAATAAAGCTGAGTCTTCTATCCAATATCGAGAATCATGCGATTCACGGAACTTATCAGACATTCCTGCTGTCGAATTCGTATTCTTGTGAATACGTTTGCCGTCAACTTCTACATTTAGATAAGAACCTGCTGTTTTAGATGCATACGCTGCATCATATATGTTCTTAGCTGCAAGCCCTGCTACCGTAGCCAATGTTACCCAAGGACCTGCAGCAGCAATTGTAGCTAATCGCATAAATCCGAGTGCGCTGGTTAGTGATCTCATGACTATGATTACTGCCCCAGCTTCTGCACCGAATTTAACAATTCCGCCGATAGCTTCCTTTTGCTCGGCGGTCATCGACTCGAATTCTTTAGCTACATCTAATACGCCTTTTGCGTAGTCATTAAACACAGGAACTAACTCATGACCGATGGATACCGCAAGTCGTTTACCGGTATTTTCTAAATCCTTTAATTCCCGATTTAGCTTTGCTGATTTAGCTGCAGTCTCGTCGTCAATAATAAGCCCCATCGCTTTGGCACGTTCAGCCACTTTGTCCATCTGCTCAGCGGACATATTAAGCATGGCGTGCATTTGGTAGCCCGTACGACCGAAGAGTTCCATTTCGACACGGGTCTTTTCAGCTCCGTCCTTCATACCTCTTAGGCGTTCCTGTATCATCTTGAATACTTCAACAGTATTCTTGCCTTGAATATCTTCAAGCGTATAGCCTAATTTACTGAATATATCGGTACTAAGCTTTCCTTCTGCCCGAGCGACTTCCATTTTCTCTTTGGCCGCTCCAACGTTTTTGGAGAACTTAGCGAAAGCCCCTGCGCTATCCTCCATAGCAATACCCATGTAATTGGCTACTGCTAATAATTCACTGGTTTCTTTTGCCGTAGCACCAGTAATGCCTGATAACTTCTTAACGGCTACGTCCCATTGAATAGCCTCCTTGGCCAATTTGGCACCGATACCTACAACACCGACACCAGCACCTATCGCCATGAGGTCATTCTTCATTTTGCCAAGGGCGGATTTGGCGCCTTCAGCACTAGCTGTAATTTTCTTGAGTCCAGCTTCCGTATTCTTATCGGTCAGCTGAACGACAATATCAATTAAATTATTGGCCATTCTTGTGCGCCACCTCCAATTCTTTGGCTTCTAATAATACGAGTAAGTCGATAAGGTGCGGTAGTGGCTCAATGCCGTAAGCCTTCGCCACTTCTAATACCGCTGGCATATCAAATCCTGCAATACCGCCTGAATGCCATCGTCGTTGCATTCGGCTTGCATTGTATACCCGCATTGCTTGTCGTGTACCGTCTAATTGATGCGGGGAATTGAACTCACAATCCGAGCAGTCGAAGTTTTGCTTTGTTTCGCGTTGCATCTTGATACAGTCTGAGCAGTATTTCGGCTTATCGGAGTTGAGCCAACTCCACGCATCAATTAGTTTTTTTCGATTTCAGCCTTTTTCTCGTGCGTAAATCGCATAGTGTCAAGTGCAACTTCCATAAGATCATTGTCTGGTGCTGCGTTGATTTCATCTTCAGTCAATCCGTAGATGTGCTGCATAATCCACTGAGCAAGTTCACGAGAACGCAATAGACGTTCTGTGTCCGGTGCTTCTTCAGGAACCGGCGTATATAATGGGTCTAACCCGGATTTAATTAATTCGCCACGTTCAGCGAATGTCAATCCTCTTACTTTGATATCTTCAAATGCCATATCGGCACCTCCTAGTATTGTTCTTGATTATTAACTAATGTAATGATGGCAGCGGAACGACCAGCATCTGCCCGGTAGTACGCTTTAAACGGCAATTCAATATTGACGCCACGTGGGCCATCGATACCGGGGGATTGTCGTTCATATACGAGTTCCGGCAACTTAAATGTAAGCGACCAGTCGTCTTGGTCGAGTCGTAATTCCAAGCTAGATTCCGTGCCATTAACGGCTTTGTTTAATAAGTCCTTGTTTTGGAAGAACGCTTTAATCGTACCGGAAATAGCCACAATACCTGGGTCAATGTATGTTCTAAATCCTTTACCGCCAATAGCGTAAGAATCACCATCCAAACCGAAGTCAAAGTTGATGTCGCAACTCAAAATATTGGCCACGGTAACGCCACCTTCTTTAATAGTTGCGTTAAGATTTTGGAATGGTAGGAAATTAACTGCTTTTGCTGCAGCGTCGAATGTTGTAGCTGCCAAAGTTTCCTTACATCCCATTACGTCGACGGACGCAGTCAATTCAGCGTCACCGCCGAATTTAAAGCCTAATTTACTGATTCGCACGCCTGCGAATTGTTGGAATACGTTAACATCTGGATACCCTTGTTCGATGGTTAATGATGGCATCGTATTGCCAATTTTAAATACGTGCTCGGACTTCTTATTTGGCGCTTGGCCAGTTGTGTTAGAAGTCGGTTGACCAAATGCAGCTTTTAGCCAGTATCCGATGTCGATTACACCAACAGGTACGGTTAAACTACCGGACGTGTCGATGTTGCCACGGAATGGAGCTGCGGGATTACGATCGCCACGGATTACTGTGGAGTCGTTTAAATTTTGACTAGCTTTTACGGAGCTAGATATAATTGGCGTGATTACGCCGCCAGTGGATGGCGTTGTACCAAAATCCGCCTCAAACGCAATCGCCACATGGGACTGAGAGCCCTGTGCACGTTTCGCTGTTGCCATATGCATTTCCTCCTTTAATATTCAATATTCCCGCCAATCACGTGCGGGATTTCTATAGTAGCTGTTAAACGTCCAGTGAATACTGGGCGCCAATTCATGCTATCAAGTTCATAGTCAATGTCGATTACTGGGAACGCCGGATTCACCTTACAAATGCATTCGATGATTAACTGCCCTAGGTTATCTGATTCTAGCGTTCCATCATACCGAATAATATTCTTAATCCGAGTTGCACCTTTATGGACGATACCCCATACAATCATTAACGAATATGTGTAGGTATCAGCAAGCCCTTCGTTCTTATTACTCGGTAGTAATATGATGCAAGGGCAATCTTCTTCAAGCGGTGCTTCGACATCGTCGTAGCCGACATACAGTTGCGCCGGCTTTCCGTATTTGTCATTGCAAAATTTAGTCAACGCTTCATCATTCGCTAGGGCTTCAGCCCAACGTTCAACGATGCGCGACAGTGGAATTGTCTGTTGCATCAAATCACCTTACCTTGTAATTACGTCGAGACGCGGATTGTGCTGCCGGTCCATATATAGCGTAGTCGCCTATCTTATCCTCGATATAAGGTTTAAGCTTAGGCTGTAACGCTGCTTTCATAGGACCATAAGTATGACGCGGCTGAATTTTGAACATCGATTTACCCTTAGGCAATGGTACGCCTGCAGCAAATAACTTCTTACGCATAGGCTCTGTAATTTGCTTAGTGTACCCTTCTTCGATTCGTTCGCCTAACCGTTTAGCCGAATTAGATAACCACCCAACTCGGACGGACTGCTTGCCTTTGTCATACTGGTATCCGACTGCATTTGATAACTTACCTAGAGGACTGTAGCCGATTGTCCTGGCGCTAATACCCATATCAAGCAAGGCATTTCGCGATTTCGAGCCCCAGGCTTCCCGTTCTGCCCGTCCTCCGCTTTGATAAGCTTTCCGAAGTTTCGCACCAAATGCTGACTCAAATGCCGCCCTGCGAGCCGGTGCCATGAAGTTAGGATATCTACGTCCACCTGGTGCACCCGACCGAATACCCTGCTTTATTTCCTTTTGCATCATCCAACCGGTTGACTTTAATGCCTTACGCATCCAGTCCGGTTTTGTTTCTGCAATGAAATTCAGATACGGTGTGGCTGTGTCCGTAATCGTAATAGGTTCATTACTCACGGTCTCACCGCCCTCACGTTATGCACGATTTCAAGGCAATACATAATACCGTCAAAGTTGGAAATGTGATCAACGTACCATTTCTCGCCATTGATATACACTTCGTCTTTTGATCGTGGTTCAGGAACATCCTTAGCACGCACCCAAATCTGAGCTTTATCAGCTAATGCTTTATCGACAAATCCGGAACCTTTGCCATCATATTCGCCAATCTCCACGCTAGCTTTTATGGATTGGCCCTTGTAAGTAATCTTTTCGCCGAATACAGAAAGCAGTGCATTAGGCTTATACCCTAATTTCATAGTGCATTACCTCCTATGGAGTAGGCGGGCATATGCCCGCCCTTACATTACTTTTCCACATTTGGCACAAGTGCGACTTCTAACACTGTAGTGCCTGGGCGCTTTTCTGTGATAGCTACACCTAATACTGGGTTAGTATCTGTTTTAGATGCTCGCTTTTGTGCTTTGTCAAAATACACATTATCGCCTACTGCAAAAGAATCAGAAGCCAATGCCGCTACTTCAAAGCAGCCTGTTACCTTAACTGCACCCACGGCATTAGGTGCGATATCTGTAATTGCAACACCATGCATTTTGCCGATAGGGACAATGTCCCCTACGGCAATCATATCGGATGCTGTATTTTTAAAATCAATACGATCTAATTCTTGAATGAATTGTGCCATATCTATTTACCTCCTAATTAGTTACCAATTATTTACCAGGGTTCTTGTACAAGCCGCGGAAGTCGAGAGCTGTTGCGTTGCAGTCCATAGCGACTTTGTACTCGATACCATCAACTTTGAAGCCTGTTTGCGATTCTAAACGAGGCGTTTCAACGCCATTTAAGTACGTTACTTCGATGGTTTGAACATCTGTAGGACGTGCGGCTAAATACCAAGCATGTGGATCCGTTAATGCTGCATCTACGACGATAGTGAATCGACCACTGAATGGGTTATCAGTATCATTATTACGAGCAGGGTCTGCGGTAGATTTAACCAATTGATAAGCCAATGCTTCGAGTTCTGGCGGAATAATCAAATATGTAGGTGCGATGTTCAAATTGCGATTTTCACCAATATGCTTTTGACGACGCATTGCCGCTACACCCGCAGATAAAGATGCAACACTTAATTCAGCACCAGCAGCCGCCAAGTTGCCTCTGTTAGTACCGAATAGCGCTTTACCGTCACTCAATACGGTATTACCTGTTAGCAACCCGTACACCATGCTGTTGATGGTATCCTTTGCAGAACGGCCAAATTTGGAAGCGATATCTTTGAACACACCCAAATCATCATTGATGATAGCTTGTCGTGTTAAGCTGAACGTACGACCGTATGTAAATACACGAACATCGTTACCAGCTTCTTCCAACTTAGAATCCTTGAATTGTCCGCCTTCAGGAACGAGTTTCAATTCAGCTGTTTCAGAAAGTAGAATACGTTTTGCCGGTTTGAAATCACGGTTACTACCTTTGCCGGTCCATGCATCGAATGTAGCCGGTGCGGTTTCATAACCTTGTACCAAGGATTTATTTGCTACGTTAGACAAAGCAATTGGGAATGTGGATGTGGAGTTAATCGCTTCACGTGCCAATTCCAATCGGTCAGCATAGTTAGCGGTTAAGCCTTCCCGAACCAAAGACTCACGAGCTAATTCCATCAAGGACATAGAACGAAGTTCATTTGCACCTGGTGCAGGATTTGCAACTGGGATGCCCGCAGACATCATCAAAGCGTCCTGCATAGCCATGCGGAACTTATCAGAATCTGCTTCGCCGACTTTAGTGATTACTGGCTTATTGCGTTCACGCAATACGTCCATTACTACCTCACGAACTTCGGCAACAGATTTGCCAGATTTGATGAAATCATCTACACCATCAACTTCGAAATCACGGCATAAACTTGTGATTGTAGATACGCGTTCACGTTCTGCCGCAATCAACTTCTTAGCGTCATCTGCATTAAAACCTTTAACTCCGGACTCTGGTACTTCCGGTACTACTTGTGGCACGTTTTGCTCAGTGCCTTTTGCTTTTGCATCACCTTTCATAGGTTCCTCCTCATTATCTTCTACACTTCTGCCTACCCCTACAGTCGGATCTGCAGGGACGGATACAACACTAATCTCCAATGGTTCCCAATATGTAATTACGTATGCTGGGCCTGTAAACCGGCCATTGGAACTTTTAGAATCGGAATCGATTAATTCCTCATATCGACTTATGTCATATCCGACACTCACACCTTGTAATGTGCCTTTTAATACTTTTTGATAAATCTTTTCAGATTCATCATCTTCATCGAATCGAACAATCGCCTTGCCGCGATTACCTTCAATCCACACTTTATCGACGTGACCAACAACTGCGCTGCGGTCATGGTTGAATAGCAATGTGCCTAAACCGTTATTAAATCGGTCTAAGTTAACGCAGCCTTCGTCATGACACAATATCTCTGTCCCGAACCATCTTTCATATGGTTCTTCAGAGGAGAAGGACAATTCGACGGTACGGTCTTCGTTCGCTTCGATATTTGTAATTTGCGCCTCTCGGGCATATTTACCTAAGAGCTGCTTCTTTGCAAATTTCCCCACTAGCTATCATCTCCTTTCATATCAGTGGCGTTATCATCCGCTAGATTTGTTATGTCCCCATTCATATCAAGGGCAACCCCCAATTCCTTAATGCGGTCTTGTTCCAGCTTCCGCTGTTCTAATACTTCTTCCCAGTCCTTACCTGATGCACTACATACATCCTCGAGCGTCGTGAGTCCTGCCTTAATCGCTTCCTTGTTAGCATTAACTTCCTTAACAGGGTCAATCCAAGACCAACCTGGAGCTAACCACGCTACTTTTTTATAAAGTTTTGGGTTCGATACATAGTCATTGGCCGGGATAATTCCCTTCAGGTAGCATGCTTCAATAAAGGCGCGCCATACAGGCATACAAAAATGCTCGATTATAAAATGCTGCATCTGCTTGAATGATTGCTGGTCCTCCAGCATATTCTGCCGAGCTGCGGAGAAGTTACCACTAATATTGCGCGTCACTATGTCCGCGCTTAAACCCATGCCGGACGCTATGCGTCTTGTTTGGGTCGCTGAGTATTCTGATGCGGTTCCTGCATTTCGCTTAGGCTCCGCAAACGATATAGATTCACCTGCACGTAGATGTTGGATAATCCCTGGTGCCATTGAACGAACTTTCTTACCTTTGCCGTCCGTTTTGTTAGAAATTATAGGAGCGTTTCCGGTATTACTCGTTACGAACGCGCCGAAACATGCTGCTACACGAGCCGCTATGAGGTCGGCATCCATATATTCATCTACATCGTGAATGCGCTTTAATACGAGGGCTAACATGCTAACCCCGCGCAGTTCACTAGGTCTACGAGGCTTATGTAACAGGAAAGCCCTATTACTTGGTAATCGTGCCTCATTAAATGACCGTATTCCTAACGGGTCTGTTTGGAATACGTGATATGCTATTGGTCTTCCGTATTTATTAACTTCCACGCCATTAACAATACTGTTGCCATTCTCGCTTACCGATACGGCTCCGATATTCTCGCCCTCGATAAGCTGTAATGATAGTGGTATATCTGCACCTTCAGAGGTCATATTAACTAGGATTTCCCCATCATAGACCATTCGGCGCAGAGCCATTTCTTGCAATTCGTAGAACGTGGATATTCCTCGGATATCCGCATTCTCCTTATCCACCCAATCTGACCAGGCTTCCTCAATTTTCTTATTGAGCCTTTCATTTAGCTTTCCTGCACGGGTCTTGATTTTGCACTGCGGTTTTATACCCGTACCTACTACATTCCGTAGTAATGCCAATACAACACTTTCAGCGAGGTCACTATTAAGTTCTGCTGCACGTGCACGCCCCCTAATCAGATCTCGTTGACCTGATGCTACCTGTTCAGCTGTACCAAATACAGGCATCCAGTCGCCACTTAATCGGTCTGTTGACGCCGCATCATATCCACGTTCAAGCGAACTACGGAAATACGCTCTACGGGCAGCTCGTTCTGGATTGAAATATGCTATTACCTTATCGAGTATGTTCATCGTCGCTCCCATGACACGTAGGATGTTGTACTATTACCTTCCTCATCATCAACGCGAGCCATTAACTCACGCTCACGGGCGTATAATGTCGGCAGGTCATGCGTCTTAAATCGCTTACCGCCTACAGACATCTCGGCGTATCCATTCGTCTCGATTTCCTCGATTATCGTTCGAATACGCTCCAAGTCTTCTCTTGCGCTCATGGTCTCACCTCCTTCTTAACTAAACCAACCTCTGCTATCTGCATTAAAGTCTTCATCCTCCGTATCTACGTCCTCCTCATCGGTATCCAGATTATATTCAGGTAAGTATTTAACACCTACCGAGTCCGCCACCATGGCGTTGTATACACACGTATCCAACAAGTGATTTGTTGGATGACTGGTTAATGGTTTCCATTGCACTGTAACTGCTCCGGTCTTTACATTTCGGATTTCTTGCTTTTCCTCCGACCGGAGATGCTCTGAATATTCCTCAGGGCAATCTTTAAATAAATGGATCGTGCCAGGCTCATTGGCTGGGCGTACCATACGTGCAAATATAAAGTCTTTCCAGTAATCGGTATTCACTACGTACAGCTTCATGCCTCCGATGACGCCCTTCTCGATGCTGCTCATCTTATAAGGCGGAGCTAGAGGACTGTGTGATGAATCACCTTTAACTGGCACGCATACTTCTGGGTACTGCGCACAGTACTGATATACTTCATCTGTTCGATAGCCACTATCGATACCGGCCCTCATAATCTTACGAGCTTCGCCATACTCTGATGGATATTCTCTATCAATGAGTATCTCGGTTAAGTCTGCCCAACTACTTGCTTGGCCATAATCAACTAAATAACTTGATACACCATGAGCATAGGCTCTAACCTCCCACCAGAAATGATCTTGCTGCACATCGACAGATGCAATAAGTAGTGGCGCATGCTGAGGCACAATACCTCGAGGAACTTCCGATTGCGTAAACACGAGGTTCTGCGTGCTTTTAGTTTTAGCGGACTTCCACGGTTCCGCTAGCCAAGAGTTTATGAAATTCATTAACTCACTTGGCGTATCTTTCGATTTGACAAACTCATACGCTACATCCCCGAAGGTGACCCATGGAGAATATAGAGATGATAGCTGATAGGCAACCGACCGGACAACTCGGACTTGTGATTCATTCACCGCACGCCATTCACCTTGCCGGAGCATATCCATCTTATGCTTATCATCAATACGGTGCTTACAATGCTCGCACTCATAATATGCGGTATCACGTATCATATCCGCATTGCCATGGTGTTCTTCCGGCCATTTTATCTGTTTGAACTTGAGGGTCTGCGACACCCCGCAATGCGGACATGGCACGTAATACTGCTTACGTTCATTCGCGCCCATATAGGATTGCCAAATATTGCCACTTTCAATCGTAGGAGTTGATACCCTTACAATCTTCTTATCAACGAATGTCTTGGTACGTTCCTCAGCCAGCTTAATCGGATTCGCTTCCTTACCGGAGAAAGCTGGGTACTTATCAATCTCATCGAAGAATAAGTACTTAATTGACCGACTTGACAAGCTACTTGGTGAGTTCGCTCCTACGAGCACCATGTAATTCCCGTTAACGAAGTCTAACTCTAGTAGCTTACTGCTTTCGTCATACATATCCGCAAGCGGCTCTACGCTCCTAATCATTGGCTGTACACGTTTATCACTAGCGAATTTCGCGATAGTATCCGTCGGATAAACCATCATGGTTGGAGATAAAGTTTGATGTAACGCATATCCAATCATATTAAGCTCAGCTTCCGTCTTACCAATCTGCGCTCCGAAACATAACGAGATGCTTTCAATAAGAGGATCCGTAAATTTGTCCATAGGCTCCTTGAGATAAGGTGTCCGTGCTGTACGCCAGCGCCCAGGTTCGGCAGATATATTAGTCAGTACCCTGTACCTATCCGCCCATTCCGAAACGGTGTATCTTTCAGGTAGCTTGAATGCCTCTAATTCCTCAGGGAACCAGTCAACCTTTGGACTTACCTTTTCCCGTGGCTTTGACTTTCGGCGTGTACTCGCCTTCGCGTGCGTAGCTTTCGAGGTATTCTTCGACAAGGCCATTCACCACCTTTTCTACACGAGCACGTTCCTCAGGATCCGTGAATTCACTTCCAATACGCTTACCTAATTTGGTAAATGATGTCTTCATCTCCAATACTCGGTTAGCCCACGCCTGTGCCACATCGGCACGAGGAACATATTCGCCATTTAGCACATCTAGCATTTTCTTTTCACGCGCAGCCTTTGCTTCTTTATAATCAGCTTCGGCTTCTAGCTTACGAGTTGATGCAGATTTACTTTTAGCATTATCACCTTTCGCCTGTCCTAAATACACGAGGACTTCCCGGAGATTCCACCAACCTACAGAGGCTTTAGGCATCCCTGCTTTATGATGTCGAGAAATAATTTCCGGAGTGACCCGCAAGAGGTCACATAGTTGAGTGCTGGATACGAGCAGATTGCCTGCAGCATCAAATTTCACTCTAGGTTTTGTGTCCGCCATAGGTGTACTCCTTTCTTAAATCGTCTTTCTACATTCAACAGGAAAATTTTTCTCACAGAGAGAGGACCATCGCGCGGGGGCGACCAGCGGCCATTTTTCGCCCGCGGAGTACCTTTTCCAAATTTTTATTTTCTCAATTAGGAATTATCATTGATACTCAATAAGAAAAAGGGTAGACCTCAACTAAGTAAGGTCTACCCCGGGGCAGTGCAGCAGGCAGACATATTGTGCGGGCCAGACACTGCCTGCTATCTACTACATTTACATTATATTAAATTAAGAGTGTGCCATTCTATGCCATCTTTTCAAATTCAGCTATTGCTTTCTTGTGAAGTCTGTGAACTTGTCGCCACGAATACCCTAGTTCGACAGCTATCTGCTCCCATGGCAATGCATTAATGTATCTGAGATTCAGTACATCCCTGTATTGTCCGTCAGTTATTTGGTTGATGACTTGCTTGACCTTGTTTCGAGAATCGATCAATTCATCCCATTCTCTGTTCAGCTCCTCCCTACATTCTTGTAAGTGCTTACTGATTCGTGGCATAGCATCTCCCGATTCACATATCTGTATAGCTTCTGAATGTAGATCTCGGTTAATCGCACTTAGCTGAATCTCTAACGCACGCATTCGCTGCTCAGTATGGCGGACAGCTTGTAGTTCTTCATTAGCCATCATACGCGATAATCTCCATATTTACTGATAATCATCTGTGCTCGAAGTAATCCGTCAATGTATCCGCTTTCACGAATTCTATCATCTAGCATAGGTGATCTCAGTTGTCTATTACGGGCTCGTATGATGGCAAGACTTAAATCTGACTGTATGGCACCTACAATCACATCTGACCTGCTTCTACGCTTTTGCATCCTTTACCTCCATACGTTCGACAATATCCTCGATGGCTTCTACCATATCTGCTTTGCATTGCTCAACAGCGGTAAACATCTCCTCACACATGGCGTACGCATCATCACTCAAATCATCATCTAATCTATCGGCAACATTATCCTTGAGATTATCTACAACCTTAACTATATCCATGACAAGATGATATGTGTCATCTAGATAGTGCCCTTTGTTAATTAATAGTCGCTCGACTTTTGTCATACTGTTCCCTCTTTGCAATTTCCCGATTTAGATACCAACGGGCTTTTTTCAAATCCTTAATTGCATCGTCCTTATGCCCAGCTCGGGATACATACTTCACAACATTACCTAATCTATATCCTAGTTTCTTATCTTCGATGTAATCGATGACCTCGATATCACCTTGTGTATAATGGCTAGGATGGTTGATATCATCACATTGCATAATTGTGGAATTAGGAGATTTATCTGCTATAACTTTTCCCATATGTATTCCAAATTGATTCGTTACTTTTCCTAAATGCCTCAATCTTTCATCGGCTATGTATCGCTTTAATTCCTCGTTAGCTGATAACCTTACAGGTGGTGGCGGGGGATTATTTGGCCTCTCATACAATCTACCTGGAGTCAGCCCCAATGCAGCCATGTATTTTCGATTATCAAGATATTTATCAGTGATATCTATAACTTGAATAGTCGTGTAACTCACTATTACCACGATGGCCCCGATTAATCCTGCCATTATAAATTGATCCATATTAATCATCCTTTCTGTATTTATCGATTCTTGCTTTTAGGCTTTGCAGCACATATTCCTGCGCTCGGTCTTTTTGGGCTAGCGCATCCATCATATCCTCATCGCGAGTTCCCTCACATATTAGATGATGGATAATTACCTTCTCCATTTGACCTTGGCGATGTAACCGCTTATTAGCTTGTTTGTATAACTCAAGACTCCAGTTTAACCCGAACCATATTACATGGTTACCGCCGTCCTGTAAGTTAAGCCCGTATGCCGTACTAGCCGGATGTGCTAATAGAATATCAATCTCTCCAGCATTCCACGCTATCTCATCATCGGCACCTTTTAGTTCACAGACTCTTAATTTAGTCTTAGCTAATGCTGCTTTTAACCGTTCACAGTCATGCTTGAAGTTATAAAACACTAATGCAGGCTTTCCGTTTAACTGTTCTACAAGTTCCATAAAAGCCTCAATCTTACAGCCATGTATCTCGTGAACGTTCCTATCGCCATCATATACGGCGCCATTCGCTAACTGTTGTAGCTTTGTAGATAATGCTGCTGCACTCAAAGCTGTGATATCTTCGCCAGCTTCAATCAACTCTAATACAGATGTGCGTTCCATATCTTCGTAGGCTTTTTTGGCTTTCGCATCTAACTGCACATATTTAATATCGTTGATTACTGGAGGTAATTCCAAATAGTCATCAGCTTTCATGGATATGCATAACCCAGATATTGCCGCCATGATACTGTCATTTGAATCGGATTTAGGTTTATAGGAGTACACCATTTCACGTGACCTCTGATCGGGCTCGAAATAGTAATCCCTAAATCCTGTGTACGTTTTACCTAACGACTCGCCGCGGTCTAATAAATACACTTGTGCCCATAAGTCGATTAACCCATTAGGGGCTGGCGTACCCGTTAACAACACCATGCGCTTGATGTGGTTATGCATATAGGCTAATGATTTAAAGCGCTTAGCTGTGTGACTCTTAAAAGAACTAGATTCATCCACAACTACCATGTCAAACGGCCATGCATTCTTGTAGTAATCAACTAACCAGGTTACATTCTCGCGATTAATGATGTAGATGTCGGCAGGTGTGTTTAAAGCCTTAATACGCTTTTTCAGGCTGCCTAATACAGTAGATATCCTTAATATACCTACACCGTCCCATTTTCGTGCTTCTCGTTGCCATGTAGCCTCCGCTACTTTCTTAGGCGCTATGATTAGTACTTTACGGATGGCAAATCTGGAGTACTTCAATTCGTATATGGCAGATAACGTGATAATCGTTTTCCCTAAACCCATATCCAGGAATAACCCTATCTTATTTTGATTAACGGTCTTGTCGATACAATATCGCTGATACGCATGCGGAATAAACTGCATTAGGTATCACCACCTCCGTATATACTGTTAAAACACATAATGTGGCGCCCTATTTCCTCAACAACATTCACCGTAACCGCATTGCCTGCCTGTTTATACAATTGCGTATCGGAATTTACAGCCTGGGCTTTATCGAATTGCAAATCTGAAAACCCCTGAAGCCTGAAGCACTCTCGGGGCGTCAACCTGCGTATTTGTATTGGGCTGCCATACTGCAGCACTCCTGAACATTCAGCCGTTCGATTAGGTATTCCCTTTTGGTATCTTGCCAGTAACGCTCGTGCACTCTCAGTTAGTCTTGTTTCTCGATTACTTAAATCCACAAAACTGACAACAAGATCTTGTCCGCCTCGTGTCAATGTTCGTGCGATTCCTGCAGACTCAATGATATTTTCTCCTTGTCTGCCGGGGATAAAAGACTTAATAGCTGATTCGTTTTTGCGCCGCTTAGGTAATACTTCTCGTCTACCGAGTTCTCCATGATATCCGACAATGTACACCCGTTCTCGATTTTGAGGGACTCCGTAGTCTTTGGAATTATACACTTTCCACTCACAACTGTACCCTCTTTCGGCCATTTCACTGATAACATTAAGGAATCCTCTTCCGTTATCGATTGACAACAAATTCTTAACGTTTTCACACACAAGCCACTGGGGTCTATTTTCTTCACATTCATCTAGCAACCTCATAACTTCATAGAACAATCCGCTTCGCGTTCCCTTTTTTATACCCTTTTGTTTTCCTGCAACGCTTACATCTTGGCAAGGAAATCCAAATGTCCATAAATCGGCTTTCGGTAGTTCGTGGCCTTTAACTTTTTGAATATCATCACCAAACCATAAATCTGCTGTATCATACATCGCCCTATACGATGCTTGCGCAAATTTATCAAATTCACACCATCCAACACATTTCATACCTGCTTTCTCTAAGCCACTATGGAAACCTCCAATCCCGGAGAAGAAATCGATAAACTGCATTACGCTTTCACCCCAAATTCTTCTATGAATTGATCCAGATAACCAGCCACTGCATCTGCACCTTTTAACACAAATACCTTTTGATTTAACTTTTGTAGTTCACGGGCTTGGACTGCCTGCAATCGCGAAAGTACGCCTTTGGATGTCTTCAATTCTACGAAATGAATAACACCATTTGGCCATATGACGATTCGATCAGGCACACCGACATTACCAGGGGATACAAATTTATACGCTTTACCTCCCGAACGTTTGACGCCTGCAACTAATTTTCTCTCGATATCCTTTTCTAACATTTCTCACCTCTAAAATTTTTAAACGTTAACATGTTTACATACGCGTATATGAGGGTTCAAATTAAGGCTGTAAAGGGCGTATTTTTTCTTAAAACTCTTTGTTTTGATATTTACCAGTATATAATGTTAACAATGTTAACCAACCTATATGAATATAGATAAATACTGACTTTATGCGTTAACATAGTACGTTAACATTCTCCGAATTCGTTAACATTCTAATGTTAACAAAAATACTGAGAATGTTAACGCTTAATTGAGAATGTTAACATTATAATTTCAGTTTTGACTCGTTGATTCTGAACCCTCTTTGATGCCCATATTCACCAAATCTCATCAACTGACTTCCACCCATTGTGTACGGGGAGTCCGCCAGTATTTGATTAATTTCCCTGGTCTCGATCTTCTTCATGCGACTTGGGTCGTTACCAAAACACTCCCACCATACCTCTGCCGCACAAATACGGTCACGATATACTAATTCTTGACCCTCGGCAGGTTTAGCATTCATGCTAAGATACGTCCTCCTGGCGCTCCGACTCATCACATTCCAATTTAAAGGCACTTTGATTAATAAAAACTCATTAATCAGTCCTGCTTTGGTATTTGATTCCATGTGCGCCTCTCTAGCCGCATCAGCCAATTTTAGTACGTTCGGGTCATCCTCGATAATGAGGCTTTCCCCGCTTTTATACCGATACAAAGCCTCCGCCCATAACTGGTCTACTTCCCCAGGAAGATTAACGAATATATTCTTTCGTGGAGTCGTCATTTCAAGATCAATTGGCCAAAATCGGCGATTGCCTGTAATATCTTTTAGAAATTCATATTGATTCGTACTGCCAAAGAACACACACTGCCGTGGATATTCTTGCGTACGTCGGCCATAGGCTTGACGAAATACATCTACTTGACGGCTTAGGAATTGCTTAGATGCATTTTCTTCAGCCCTCGAATACCCCGCCATTTCACCGGCTTCTATAATCCATTTACCTTGAATGCCTTCTGCAGCTTCTTTACCCTCAAAGGTATTTAAGCCATCAGCGTACCACTTCTTGCCCATCGTTCGGATAAGAGTACTTTTACCGATACCCTGACCGCCGATAAGAATTGGCATCGTATCATACTTGCATCCAGGCTCAAACGCTCGCGCTACTGCCGCCGTAAATGACTTTCTAGCGGCTGCACGGGTATACACATTATCCTCAGCCCCTAAGTAGTCGATGAATATGGTATCTAATCGGGCAATGCCGTCCCAGGATAATCCGTTAAGGTAATCTAGTACTTCATTAAATCCATTTTGCTCAGCGCACATAATGAGGGCATCCATGATTTTATCTTTGCCGGTGATATCATATTTATTTTCTAGGTACCACCGTAAGCCCGCATCATCTGCGTCTGTCCAAATACGGAGTCCTGGTGTTGGGTTCCACGGTAGGGCCCCTTTTGCCACGTATCTCGAACCGAATCTATCATAGGCAAGTCTACCGACAATCGCCGGATCATGATGCATGATTTTAAGCATGTTATCTAGTGTGTTCTTAGGTCGACCATTCTCGTCGTACTTTAAAGTCGAACTTTTCATCCAGTCGACGTTCGTTAACGCATTAGGGTCGAGGTCGGATGTCTCAGCATGGGCCGATACATCCGTGATAATATCAGCGAATACATTTGATGCCGATTCTCGGGCACGGGCCATATTAAGTTCATTAACGACTACCGTATCTTGCATAGCTAGTTTAGACATAGCCATGTAAGATGGCAGCTTATGCCCAGGTGTCCCATCCTTAGCAGTCTCGTCTAAGCTGTGGAACTTATGTAGCCTGATAAGGTCAAAGGCATTAACTAATTGACCACTACACGGGTCAGTATTATGGTGACTGAACAGGAATGTATCATCATCATATATAACCGCCCCGGCTACCGTTGAGCCAGTAACAAACGTTAAGCGGTCCTCGCTGCCGTCAACATCGACATATGCATGAGGTATGAATTTATCAATCGCCTCACGGATTCCGTATATTCTACAAAAGGCGCCTACAATACCTGGTTTTTCTCGCGGATCAGCTTGCTTTGCAAGTAGCTGCTTTTCATGCTGCGATGCTTCCTTACCTGGTACTTGTGGCCAAGAACGCACATCTCGCCAATCCGTGTATTGGCCGAGCATACCGTCAGCAGATAAGAATGCCTTATCACCTACATAATATACATATTGCGCATCATTCGGACATGATGGCCAATACATAAGCCGAGAGGCCTCGAACGTAGTTCCATCCATCATACCAATGCCGATGAGCTCCGCCAGTTTACGAGCAATAGGCTCATACTCATCAGGTGTCATCGTTCTATCAGTAGGGACGATAACACGTAACCGTGGACGATGCACCGTATGAGAACGGGTTGAGTAGATGACATAAGCCATGCCTAGGCTGTCAATCGTGCGGGCGACGTTCTCAGTTTCCCCAGGCGATATGGCATCCATATCAAGGGTAATTAGATCACGCCCAGAAACGTTAATAGCTTTACGTTGCAGTCCATTTAAAGTACCACCAACAAAGCCGCCTATGTCCTTTAGCTTGCTTTTCTCAGATTTTGGCAATCTGTGGTATTCGTCCACGGTTTCTGTTGTACGAACGGGGATTTTGAGGCGTTCACAAAACTCGGACCACAACATCTCCGTACGGGTCCATTGCTTTGATGTGCGACTCGCACCGATACTGATGGTAATCAGTTTATCGTTTTGCAAGTGTATCCCCTCCTAATCTTTCATATAATAGTCGTTAGTAAATCCTGCGGATGATAATAGCAGCCCGTCTGCCCAAGGTATGGCGATTGAGAATATAGCATTAACATCATTTAACGTAGATTCTGCATTCTCCTTGTTGATTTCAAGTACAGCTTCATCATGGATGTGCATAATAATTTGATATCCAACATCCTCCAATCGGCGTAACGTTAACGCTAGACAATCGCGAGCGACTGCTTGTGTGATGTTTTCGACTAATTTGCCTCCATAGGTGCTTTCAGTAACCCATGCAGCGTTTACTTTAGTCTTAAAATGTACAGCATCCTTACCGAACGCATTCTGCTTAATGCTTGGGCTAGGATAAAATAGTTTACGTCCACTCGGTAACTCAATCGTCATATAACGGTAACCGTATATTGGATCAATTTCCAAACGGAACATAATGCCGTGGTCAAGGCCTATAGGATTCCCGGTAGTAACGGTGTACACGGCCGCATTCTCAACGGCATACCATAAATCTCTTATTCTAGGAGATGCGTTGCGCCATAAATTTACGATTTCAGGTAATTCCTCCTCATGGAGTCCCATATCAAGAGCTCCCATGGCTTTTAATGCATTCACTCCGCCTTGATAGCCGAGTGCCAATTCAGCGACTTTACCTTTTTGTCTAAGATGACCATTCTCGCCATGCTTAACAACGGGAACACCAAACATCGATGATGCGGAAGCACAGTATATGTCTCCGCCCTCAGCGAATACTCGCTGCCGCCAATGTTCTCCCGATAACCAGGCGATAACACGAGCCTCAATGGCCGAGAAGTCTGCCACACATAATGTATTGCCCTTTTCAGCAATAATCGAGGTACGAATTAATTGAGATAGCGTATCCGATACGTCACCATATAGAAGTTCTAACCCTTGACGGTTTTTGGTTTTAACGAGATGCCGAGCCGTGTCGAGGTTCTCGATGTAATTTCTTGGCAGGTTCTGCACCTGGATAAGACGACCCGCCCAGCGTCCGGTACGGTTGGCCCCATAGAATTGTAACGTTCCTCTGAGACGAAGATCAGCGCCCATAGCGCTATCAGTCATCGTATATTTAGATACAGATGACTTAGCTAGCTTTTTGCGAATCGTAAGCACTTTTGTGGCAACATCATCAGCATCCAACAGCGCATCGGCCACAGTGTCCTTAGTTAATTTTTCAAGACTGACATTAGTATTATTATTTAGCCAATCAAGCAATTGATTGCGGCTGTTAGGGTTGTTAAGTCCTGTAATTTGATAAGCCTCATTCATCAGTATTTCGCGATTTTCTTCATCAATGTATAAGGCGCCCTCAACCAATTCATGGTCAATACGTACACCCCTGCTGTTGATTTGGATATCAAGATGCCAATCTTTCCACGTATCATCAGGTACAGGGAACGAGGCTAATCTGTGATAACATTCCATCTCAGTCACAACGTCCTGACGGTTGTACTCGATAAAAGCATTCCATTTATCCATATCGTGTCTAGGTAGATTACGGGTACGGCCCCCATTACGTTTAGTAGGCTTGCATGGTGTACAAAAGTACTTGATAAGTGCTTTCCCTGACGTGTCCTTTTTCTTATCCTGAGGTAACCCCAGGGCCTTGCCGAGTAAGGCTAGGCCCATAGGATATCCCAGGTAGGCACCGTGAATCATCGTGCACTGCCACTGATCAACAGATGTGAGTAACCCTGCACGATTTAGACACGTAATTTCAAATTGTGCATTGTAAGCGTGCTTGATAACATCTGGGCTTAATAAATCACGAATTACACTGTCAGGAATTACTCCTCCCTGCGCTAAATCTACAACCTCAACAGGACCAAAGTCGTAGGAATACGCAAATAGTAATATGGCGAAATCAGGCGATTCAGTATATTTGTACACACCGAATGAGATATCAGTCGATGAATATGTTTCTATATCAATACTTAGATGCCTCATATCAGGCACCTATTAATATGGTTGACCAGTTACAGGGTTAATGCCTACAGGAGCTTGCTGTACAGGTTGCTGAGGTGTCGTAGCATATGCCGGTTGTACATAACCCTGTTGAGCTGTTTGTTGTTGCACAGGTTGACCTGCTGCTACTGGAGCACCGGTATACACATTAGCTGCACTACCTTGAGGTGCACCAAATACAGAAGATGCAGCAACGGGCATGCTACCCAATGCTTCACCATCGCGTACCTTTTGAACAGGACCCAAACCGCATCCGATACCAGTGGATTGATTAGAATAGAAAAAGAATCGAACGAGCACATTGACATACATGCCGGAGTATACTTGTGTAGGATTTGTAAGAGGGTTACCTTGAAGATCTACTACTTCAACTTTATAATTAGCATCTTGTGCTGCTGTAAACACCCAATGGCCTTTACATTCAGGACCGAACTCCTTACCAGATTGTGTGTATCCATCGCCGTCATGAATTGGCACTTTTGGCTGTGCTGGAACACGTGCGCCGAATTTAGTACGGGCTGATTGGATAGCAGCCTCAATAGCATTCATAAGTGCTTGATGTTGAGTTACATCAGTTTTAGGTAAAAGAATAGTAGCTGAATATCTAGGTTTAGCACCAGGCTGTGTGGAATTAGCCCAAGGTTCTAATAGATGGCAGTAGGATACGCGAACATTTTGCAATAATACTTCAGTTGGTTGCGGAACGAATGACATAATTAATTACCTCCATTATTATCATTAGATACGTTAAAAATTTGCGCCGCAGTAGGCTGATTAGTAATCCGAGGGCGCTTATCGGATTCCTCAACTAGGGTAGGCTTGCCTGCTTTCTTAACTATCATGTCGCCTACCATATCATTAAATTGGGTTTTACCGATGGTCTTTTCCATCTGTGCCAATGTTAATGTCTTACGTTCATACAGAATACTTTCATCGATGCCTGCTTTGATTAAAGTATCAATAGCAGCATCGGTGTCTTGAAAGGCTCGACTACCACGACCCTCTACGGCTTTCCAGCCTGGGACTGTCACCCCATTAAGAGATTCAGTGAGTGCGTAGTCTTTCATATCTTCGAGCCATGCAGCGACGTCTTTCCCTCGACGAAGATATTCACCTAGTTCTGTCATCGAGATAAGCCGAGGATCATGATTAGCAACTAGCGCACTATGCAATGAGTCATTTGCCTCATATCGGGCTTTGCATTGTTGTTTTGCCCTGCAGAATCTGCACCAGTCACCGGGTTCAAATTTACCGTTACCAGACATCGCCTCATTTGCACGAGGCTTGACGAATGTATTACCCCAATCCAGTAATTCTGCTGTAGGGATTTCCCATTCGCTGATATTATTAACACGGGGCTGCACGATAGTCATTTTGACTGTATTGAACATATAGAGTAAACTATACGCATCAATCGCACCGAGGGCGTATAGCATCATTTGCGGATTGTGTTCCGCATCAACGACTACCCCTTTTCCATGCTTATAATCAACGATGTGCAAGGTGTCCCCAGATAGGATGATACAGTCAGCCGTGCCGAATCCATCAGGTACATAGCGACTAAAATCAACGCGTTTTTCAATGGCTACTACAGGAGTTGCCGTGCAGCCTAACATAACACCTTTGACATATTCGAGATAGGCTTCCGAAGTATCATCCATTTCTGGTTGCCACAGCTCATCCTTTTTGATTTTGTTGAATTTGCGAGTGTATGTGGATTTCGCCATGGCCGTTGTATATTTCTGTAATTTTAACTCACACAGTTCGTGTGCCAAGGTTCCTTCCTTTGCATACACAGATGTACTATCGGGAAAGTTCTCCTCTAGGAGAGGGGCGGCTGTACAATGCAGCCACCGATGCGACCCCGATGCGTTTAACAATGCATGTGATCGTGGAGCCATTAGATTCTTGCCCCCAATCCTCTAATTGCATTTACTAATTCAGGGTATCTGTCCTCAGGTACTTGACCTAAGTATTGAACGCCAAATTGTGTCATTAACTGTTGTAATTCTACGGCTTTCCCAGCATCAAGCAATGGCGCAAGAGCCGCTTGAATTTCAGGCAATGTATACTTCTTAACTTCCTGAGATACAGGAGCGGTAACAGCTGTTTGTACAGGTGCGGTAACTGTTTGTACCGGGGTATCAGTTGCCACGTTGACAGTTGGTGCCGTAACAGCTACTTGAGTAGGAGTAACTTGTACAGCTGCATTAGGTACCGTCATGGATACAGAGTTTGGTTGCATAGCTACTGTTGTAGTAGGCACCCCTTGAATTGTAGCTTGCGGTGCAAGATTAGATACATCCACGGAAGGTATCGATACCACAGATACTACTGTATCGACTATACCAGGGGCTTTATCATCCATTTCTCTATCGTTATCTACAAAACTGCTAAATTGATTTAACACAGCTTTTAGCTGATTATATACATCTAGTACATTAACTCCTTGAACTTCAACTTTAATCATTATTTAACTCCTCCTGAATATTAATAATTGATTGGTTATAATACGATTCTTTTAGCTCGAACCCTAAAGCCCTACGGCCCATACGAAGTGCCATAACTGGGACAGTCCCTATACCGGCAAATGGATCAAGTACGATATCATTCGGATTACTCCACAATTCGATGCATCGCGCCACCGTATCTAGCTGTAGCGGGCATATGTGACGTTCGTCCTTATTATCACGAGCTGCTTTATAATTCAGCGTATGTGTTTGGCGGATGTCAGCCCATACGGGATTAGCATATCGTCGCCATACTTGATGGCTATACATAGGCTCCGTATTATATTTTTGTTTTTTATCAAACAATTGTGGATCAGGCGCAGGACGTTCAATTCCTTTGATGCCCTCAGGTTCCTCCTGCCCGAAAAACTGGGTAAACCCTTCCGGGTGTGCAATAGGTTCTGGATTGTCACCAGGTTTACGCAACGTCACGATGTAATCAGGCGCCCCCATTCTACACATGGCAGAATCTTTTACAATTTGCTTGTGCAAAAGTCCCAGCGCCTTTGTCCGAGTAGCCTCAATGAGAGGGTCTTTCCAAATCGTGACGCGAGAATGCATCACGAATCCAGCATCCTGAAAGGCTCGAATAATGTCACCAGGAAAGTCTTTCATTCCGATAACACCGTCCCTGGATTTCGTGAGTGGTAAATCCATACAATGGACCGATACTAATCGCCCAGGCATTATTACACGATGTAATTCAGTAATTAAATACTTGAAGTGCTGCCAAAACTCGCTATCAGTAGATGAGTTGCCCATATCCCTATCAGAATTAGAGTAGACATACAAACTACTAAATGGCGGGCTAAATATGGAGTAATGAACGCTATCATCAGGTAGCCCTTTCAGCACTTCTACAGAGTCGCCATTATATATTGCAAATCGGGACTCAATTAACTGATTTAGCACGTTCACGTTGTAGGTCCTCCTTTGCTTTCTTATTTAGCGCTTGCAGCGTTGCGACTCCAGCAAGAGCGGCTATACATTTATTCATGCCTGCATCAACAGCTAATTTAGTTAATTTGGCTGCTTTTAACTCATTGATGTGGATGACTCTTATGTTATGAGCCTTAGCATAAGCTAGCTCTAAATTGCACCCGGTTGAGTTCTCCCAGCCGTTGCACATTACGATTGCATCGCAGCCACTTAGAAGGTCAATGCACCAGCCCATGCCGGTATCATAATCGACCTTATTGTACAGATGCCCAAACATATGTATAGGTGAAAGGAATATGTTATGCGTATCACTGCCAAAAGGTTCTTTTATTGGAAATACGCCCATATCGTCTTGCAGCCACTTTAATACAGAGTCAGCATTCTTTTTATTCTTAACCAATCCACCGAATGGATGGCTTACGTAAATTTTAGTCATATAACAGCCCTCATTTCTGCCCAGTTAGGTAACACCATCGGCACACACGGATTGTATTCCGTTGATTCCCGTCTAGTTTTAGATAATTCAGTACGAACAGCGTCACGGGTTAGTGCAATCATAGCGTCCCTCATTTTTATAGCATCCGCTTCCTTACGTTCGATGTTTGCTTTAACCGCGCCCTCCTTTTCGGAGATTACGATATATGCGTTCACCTCATGCTTCTGGCCAAATCGCCAGCATCGACGAAGCGCTTGATAATATTGCTCATAACTATCAGACAGCCCGACAAATATCATATTGTGGCAGTTTTGCCAGTTCATTCCGAATCCGGCGATACTTGGTTTTGTCACTAAACATTTTAGAAAGCCAGAACCAAAACCTAACATCATGCCCTGTTTTCGAGTTGCCTTATCACTACCTTTGACATCCTCTGCTAGATCAATCATTTCTTTTAGAGTGGTCGATTCATCATTAAGGTCGCACCACACTAGCCATTGCTCATTAGATGCATTGACTAAATCAGCTGCTGCTCTACATCTTGATTCAAGAGATGCTTTGCGGGCCCTGCGACGTTCCAGTAAGGATAAAGTAGGGACATCCTCACCTGTTTTATCAACAACAATTTCATGTACGTGTAACTCAGGCAATTCATAGCCGTCATCTTCATAACCCAGGGATGCTGGATTATCTAGCACTACTGCCCATGACGCCATCCATTCCCAAAAGGTATTCTCTGCATGGCCTTTTAATCGCCATTTAGCGGTATCACTACCATCGTGTGTGAAATACATAGATAGCATCTCATTACGGCTCATAATGCCGAGGAACTCCGCATGATTGCCAAGCTCCATATAGTCATTCGGTGCAGGCGTTGCCGTACACGCCAACCGATATGGAGTATTACTGAATCGATTTATTAAATCCGTACGTACTTTACCAGTGAATGACTTTAGGATACTCGATTCATCCAACACGACACCTATCAAATTATCGGTATTGAATCGCCCCAATTTCTCATAATTCGTAATATTAACGCCTGGCACAATATCATCATCAGATTCGCATATAGTCACAGGAATATCGAAACGTTCACCCTCGGACTGTGTTTGAGCGGCCACCGCTAATGGTGCTAATATGAGTACGGATCCACCTGTATGTAGATAAATCTCATACGCCCAGGACAGCTGCATTAAAGTTTTACCTAATCCACAATCCGCGAATATGGCAGCTTTACCTTTTGCCAAGGCCCATTTAACGATATCTCGTTGAAAGTCAAACAGATGTTTGTTTAGCATACCTGTATCAATATCAAATCCGTGAGATTCCGATATTTTAGACTTGGAATTGATGAAAGCGTTATAATTCATCGACAGACGCCTTTACAGATTCATACTCAGTAAGTAACGCTGAGAATTCCGGATTATCTTTTGCAAGTAACCGATACATGGTCAAGCGCTCAGCGTTCTTAGCCTTTTGTTCGAGTTTCTTTTCTATGTCCTCCAACTTAGCTCGATCACTTTCGCGTTTATCACATTTAGATGTATCGATAACTGCAATGACCTGTTTAACTACATTTCCTTTAAAACCTTGCATCCGAACAGTATCAAGGTCTTTTGCCTTTTTCAAAACACGAGCAACGCCTAGTCCATTTCTTGATTTAACAACAACCCAATCACCAACACCAATATTGTCGATTGGAACATTTGTATCGGATTCGTAATATCTAAACCAAAATTCATCTGGGTTATGCACAGGCGTGTTATTTTGCCAGTAATAATCACTGGTATCGTAAGTAACTAATAAGAATTCCATAAGATATCCTTTCTGTGATATAATCAACGTAGAATAGTATTTTTCTAATTTGAGCTTGTTGATGTTGCTGCATCATCAGGCTCATTTTTTATGCCCAGGTTCTCGCATTCATCAGGAATGCAATAATCTTTCTTTGGGCATTTGTTACAGTCTCGCAATTTAATCACCGCCTTTCAAAGCGCTTAAATCTGGCACCATCTCCGGCTTCCTATTTTCCCATGTGTAATAATCTAGGCCTGCTTCTCTTAACGCATCTGCAGCAGCACGTCCGGTTTGAGCTTCATCAATAATTCTGTAAGCGCTTTGTCTGGCGTTGCGTACTTTTGATAGTCGTTCCACGAACGGCTTTAAGAGTTCACAAATAGTAGCCCATTCTTTTGGCGGCTTATGATAGCAACTTTTACATCGACTAATCATACGATCTATTAAAAATTCCGAAGCCGGCATACTATACAAAACGCTATCACCAAACCCTACTCGCTTAATCTCTTTAGCCGCTTTCCGGGCTTCAGATAAAGCTTCTTCCAGACGTTTAAAAGCATCTAGCGACTTAATTTCTTTAGTCAATAAAGCTTCGTATTCTTCTTCAATTGCATCGGTTTTATCAAAACTGACACGAGATACGAAGTCTCTTACCTTTTGTTTACTGATATAAGGTTTTGCCATTTTCTTCCTCCTTTTAGTTGTAATACGGGTTCTTGCAATACGCCCCGTGAGTTCTTACTTTAGTGGTATACACAACGTCTTCAATTTCCTCGGCATCCATTTCGGCTTTGTCTCTTTTAAAGCCGTATAGGGATATAACCAGTCCGATTAACGATTGCAATATAAACTGTTCCCATCCTATTTGGTCGAGTTCTAAGGCTCCCATAGAGCCTGCAATGAGGAAAGTCCCCAATAACATATAGCCCATAGATTAATCTCCTTTATAACATCAGCATTGATAAAATAGATGCTACTGCTGCTGCAGCTAAACTTAAATGCATTCCTGCGTCAATCCATGTCATGATTAATTCCTCCTAATGAATTCCTGCGGATTTAAACTCCGCATCAACTACTTTCACATCCCAGCCTAATGAATGGACAAGGAACGTCCTAAACCCCTCTTTATCGATGACAAAGCTACGGGATTTCTTACCTGGCGACTGCCAGGCATAGGCAAATGGAAATCGATCTCTTGCGATACCCTCTCGGATAGCTGTTAGGCTAACACCGAGCACGGTCGACATTTGGGCGACCGAAATCACTTTTCTAATCATGTGCACTGCCCCTCCTCTCAACTTGATTTTAATTCAAGTTTCTGGTCAAAAAAATTTGGTCAACCGTACAGCCGAAGTACTCCGCCAGTGCCACTACTTTACTAATGGCCACATTGGATATATCCTTTTCCCACGCATTATACGTGGCAACAGATATGCCAAGATCGGCGGCAACTTGCGCCTGTGTTGCCCCTTTCCGAGCCCTCAACTCGGAAATATAAAATTTGTTTGGCAT